CCACGCCAGCGATCAGGGCGCGGCCAGCAGCAGTCAGCGGCACTTCCTCAACCGGCCCCGCACCGGCAGAGCTGCGGCCCAGCAGTCGATCGGTAGCAGAGACGTTCTGAATGCGGTCGTAGGTCACCGCACCGGCGCCCAACTTGGCCGTGATGACAGCACCCGTGCCGATCTTGTCAGCCAGTACCGCTCCATCGGCCAGTTTGCCGCTGGTCACGTTCAGATCCGCCAGCGCGGCGGTATTCACCGATCCGGCGGCATAGGCGGCCGAACCGAGCGGCGACACCTTCGCGGTGGTCACAGCACCGTCAGCCAATTTGCCGGCGGTCACCTGCAGATCACCGATGCCGGCGGTGGGCATCACCACCTGCTGGAACGCTGCCCCGTCCCACACCTGCAGATTGCCGGTGCCGCTGTGCAGCCACCCACGGCCGCGATGGTTCCCCGTGCTGGGGGCTGTGACCGCAACGGCTGTTGCCGCATCGGCGGCCATCTTGGCGGCGGTGAGCACGCCATCGCCGATCGCCGCGGCACCCAGCTTGGTAACGCTGGTCTGATCCAGCTTGGCTAGGTCGATCTCCCCGGCGTCCACCAGGTCGATGCCTGCGGCAACCAAATCCTTCAGCGTGATTTTCTTGGTCTCGCTGGCGGAGATGTCGGCGATGGGCACCACATCATTAGCCGCCGCACCCGCCTTTGACAGGGCCGTGAGCTGGGTTATCCGCTGATCAGCCAAGGGTGCGCCTCACCGCGACCGTCCACAGGATCAGGCTATGGAGGGCCTCAGTCGTCCACTTCCTGCAGCAGATAGTCCAGTGACTGCTCCAGCTCAATGCGGTCGTCATCCTCCTTCAGGATATAGTTAGCCGGCTTGCCATACACCAGCTGGATTTCATCGGTGGTGACAAAATCAATGGCGCAGCGCACGATGTCGTCAGCGCGCACCTGCACACCGGAGCGATTTACCACTGCGGTCAGGTTGTAGAAGATCGTATCAACCGTGGGGTCAATGTCCTTGTCGGTCAGATACAGGGCTAGATCAAACTCGCTGCCGATCTCCACCCGCTGGATCAGCTGCAGCAGCAGCAGAGACGGCTCAGTAAGCCCGATCGTGCGGTAGTTGAACTCACACTCGATCCGCCCAGCGCCGCTGATCAGGCCGGCGGATAGCTGCTGGCGAAACCGATCATTGAGGCTTGTGGCGTCAATTGTCTGCCGGTCGGTGTTGAACTCGTAGCCCTCCACCGATCCCAATAGGTTGAACTGCACATCACGCACGCGCACGCTGATCTGCAGCGGGTCGCCGGTGAATGCCGCCAGCGGGATCTCATTGGCGCGGACGTTGTTGACCGCATCGGTGAAGGTCGGGAAGAACCGCAGGCCACCCACGGCGTTGACATGCACGTAGGCCGTGAAGCTCTCCTGGGGCGGGTCGGTGCTCTCCAGGCCCCACACGGACGGCGGGAAGAACACCAGCCCACGGGCGTCCGTGGTGCTGATGTCCACCCGATCGCCGATCAGAATGTTGTTGATCGCCCCATCAAATGACAGCCGATTTAGCGACGTGTTCACATCGTCGGGGATGATCTGATCAGACACCCGGCCGATGAATGCTTTGGTGCCACGCCTTAGCTTGACGTTGCCCTTCGTGCCGAGGTAGTGCGTCATCAGTTGGCCTGGTTGATGGCCTCGTCAAAGTCTCCGTCCATCGTGAACTGAATTGGCACCACCACCAGCTCGCCTACCGCTGAGCCGATCACGGCGCTGGTGATGTAGGCGTACATCTTGATGTCGTCAACGCCGCCGGTGTCTACGTCCAGCTCCAGAAAGACCCGGTCCTGTTCGGTGATGGCGCCCCGCTTGTGGATCTTGGCCAGTAGCGCGGTGAACTGCGTTTTCTGCGCCGACTCGCCCGGCTCCAGCCGGTAGTACATCAGGGTGGCGCTGCCCGTTGCGCCCTTTAGCGATGGGATGAACGACCGCGCATCAGCGCCTAGGTCAGCGGTGGGCAGCAGATCAACGCTGGTTTCCACAGACCAGCTCTGCACCTTCGCGACAGGCTTGCCGTTGAAGATCAGCCCCCCGGTTCGGCCTGTGTAGTAACCCATCAGCTGGCGCCCTCCTGCATCTCAGGCTACTCACCGCACGCTGAGCATCGACCCGCTGACCGCCCTGGCGGGATGCCCGCCAGGGGTGCGGGAGCTGGGGTAGGTCACGGCAGCGGCACGTAGAACGCCTCGGTGGGCGGGGTGAAGTTGCCGGTGCCGTAGAGGGCGGAGTTGCTGAGTTTGATTTGGCCAATTGCCGTGGCAATGGCAAAGCTGCCTTTAGTGATACCAAAGGCAAAATCAATCAACGAGGCTTCTTCATTCTCCAAGGTTTCATCATAGATTTTCACGCCCATGTAATGCACGGTTATTCTTCCGTCTTCGTAGCCTTGCCAAGCGACGTGCTGGAATTGATCGGCGCCGGAAGGTGATGGATAAATCTCTGAGGCGTCGCCATAGTTGCTGAGCCGAATAGCTATTGACTGATCTGGGTCGCTAACGTCTTGCGACCCGGCGCTACTGACTGCGCTAAAAAACCAAGACTCTCCAGATAGCGTGCACTCGCAAAGCGCGGCAAAGCCTTCATCTATCAAATCATCACCATCCGGCATCCTTTGGAAATACTCAAAAGTAAAAGACCTGTTTGAAAAGTTTTCTTCCGAAATGTCTACAATCCATCTTTCTGCCTGCTCTTCCCCGCGCACGGACTCTAAAGCATTTGCGCCGCCAAAGGTAATAACACTGTAAAAATTATTTGAATCGGATTGATCCTCAATGGTGACGCCTTCAATCGTCGCCTGCGGTGGAGCTTCGTCGGGATACGAAATCCCCAGCTCATTTGGCGGCGGCTCCGGCGGCTCCGGCGGTAGCGGCGGCGCCACAATCACAGCATCGCCCATTGCGTCCACCGCGAAAATCTCATCACTGAAATTAGCCACCCGGCTCAGCAGGTTGCCGTCTACCGTCTCGCAGGGGTGCTCCAGCGCCTTAACCGTCACCTCACCTTCCTCGCTCATCGTCACCTCTGTTACCCGAAACACCCGCCTGCGATCAGTGACGGCGCCCAGCACGAACATGGAGCCCGCGTCATCGCTCAGGGCGTTGGCCTTGCCGTCCGCCACCGTCACGCTGGCCAGCGGGCGCACGTTGCCGCCGCTGCGATACACCAGCGCCGCATAGGTGCCGTCGCGGATCCGATCGCTCAGCGGGGCATTGAGCACGCCGCCAGGCATCACCACGCCCGCTGTCATCCGGTCCCAGGTGTTCAGGCCCACGTCCACGTAGATGTAGGCGCCAGGGCTCACCGGTGTGTCGGTGGGGAAGGTCTGGAACTCAATGCCTCGCCGCACCCATCGCCGCTGATTGCACAGCAGCTTGCCGTAGAGGATCGCCTGCTTGCGCTGGGTAACGAACTGCGAAAGGTCGAACGTCTGGCGGATCGCTGCATCCTCAACGGCATCCACCAACCGCACATCGACGCTGGCGTTGCGCGGGAACACGTCATCTTCCTCTGTTTCCCGGTAGATCACCGTGGCGATCAGATCCTGAGCGCTGGCGCCGTAGTCGAGGAACTCTTCGCGGTAGGTGCCCTCCAGGATGTTGCCAGTAGTGAACAGCGCCGAGATGTTCACCCGGCGATTGGCGCGGCCGCTGCTGTTCACCGGCACTGCCGGCACTAGCGTCTCCTTTCCGCCGATCTTGCCGAACTCCAGCAGCGAGTAGGGCGCCACCTCGGCCCAGAACTGCCGCCAGGATCCGACCTCAGCGATCAGCGGATCCATGAACAGTTGGCACCCGAGGCCGCTGTTCTGACAGAACCGCTTGCTTAGGGCCAGGCTTTGCCAGTCCACGCCGGATGGCTTGGCATACCGGCCGATGCCGTTTTCCTTGTCCAGCACCGTGTCAGCGAAGATGTCCGGCGCCCAGCTGGTGCTGCCAGCGCTCTTGCTGTAGGCGCCGTCATCATTCACCACCCAGGAATCCTTACCCTCGGTGACGAACGCCGAGATGCTGCGCAGATCCTGCACGCCGCGGCCGGAGAACACCCCGAATGCCATGGTGCTCATCCGGGAATACTTGCCCTCGGTTGATCTCAGCTGCTGCTCTGTAACGGCCGTGATCTGGAACTCTGGGCCCGCATCGAAACTGAACTGAATGTCGGTGTCGCTGCGGACGCTGAACAGATCCCACTCATTGGTGAGCACCGGCCCGCGATCCTTCAGCACTGAGCTGATGTCCTTCAGGTTGCCCACCCATCGAAACCGATTGCCGTTGTGCCTAAAGCTCTCGCCTTTGCCGCTGTTCTCAATCAAGGCGATTTGTTTCTGCCCGTTCTGCGCCCGCTCGGCCGCTAGGTCGCTGATCGGCTGAAACTCAAACTCCCACTTCTGGTTGCCGCTGCCGGCGCGAAAGTCAAGGCTGATGAAATTATCAAGATCAGCGGACCTGCGGCAGGCGATGATCAGCGGCAGCAGATCCTGGGTAGACCTACTGAGCGGCCGATACAGCAGCCGGAAGAATGCCAGCCGGGACTTAATGCCGTTGTCGCTGGCCTTGTAGCCCTCGGGCTCGCTGTCGCCGTATTTTTTCTGCCTTCCCTGGATGCGGCGGAACAGCTTGACCCGCATCGAGAACGACACCATCTCACAGGCTGTCACCGTCTGATACGCGGCGCTGTCGGCTTTGCACAGGGCCTTGGTGTAAAAGCTGTCATCCTTTGCGCCGTTTTCCGGCGCCTTGCTGTCGCCGTAGGGCGTTGACGGGGTGCGGCCGGCAGCGATGCAGCGGAACGTGGCCCGCACCTCGTTGTCGTCAAGGTTGGTGTTGTCGGTGACGCTGAGCAGGGCGAAGCGGGCAGTGCCCAGCTGGTAGGTGCTGCCGCGGTCCAGGCTGCTCACCAGCTGGTAGCGCTGCTCCTGGGCGGCCTCTTCGGCGATGTTGGTTTTTTTGTTCTGGGTCTTGGCGAATACCAGCGTGA